CTTGTTCAAGACTTGTTTAAGGCTGGAGCCTTGCTTCGTCTTGGCTATACCATCCGTAACGGTATTGACTCACAGGCCCGTATTGCTGCATCTACTGGTGCTTTAACTAGCATCCAATTCCTTGGCAAAGGAATGAAAGATGTGCTATTTAATACAAGCAAAAGTGCTGAGCGTTTAATTGATAACTACAAACCAGCCGAAGGCACAAAATTAACATATGCAAAGATTGCTGAAAATAACAATAAATTAATTCAGGATATAAGAGAAACTTCTGCAAAGGCTTTAGATTTAGCAAAACAAGTAAAGAAAGATCCAACTAATACAAATCTTGCTATTGAATTAAATACTGTAAAAGATATTCTTGCACAAAAGCGTGCTATCTATGAACACAATACAAATGTTTTAGCCAAGAATAAATCAGCCACACCAAAGAAAACAATTGGTGAAGGCTCACTTGAGATTACAACAATTGATGGAAATAAGTATGACTTTTTAGATGCCTTTAGCGGCAAACTTGGACCTATGTTTAGAGAGATGAACTCATCTGCTCGTACTTTCCAAAACACAATTGATAGCAATTACAATTTAGTAAATAAACAATTTACCAGCAAAGGTATTGGAGCAATTCAACCTGGTGCTGTAAATTACTTTGACGCTTGGGCGCAAACTTTAAACCGTCAGTTTGCCAACTCGGCAGTAATTAAAATGATTAATAAGGGTAAGACTTTGCCTGAGATTACTCGCTGGTTAACTGGATCTCCAGAAGGTCGTGACCTTCGCCGTAGATTAGGTATTAACTCAGAAGAGACACCTGGGTATGTAACCAAAATTAATAATTTCTACGATACTTATTTGCCAGCAAGTTCAGGACTTCGCAGTAAAATTGGCGAGATCAAGCCAAATGATTTACGTCAAGCATTTAAAGATCCTAATGAGTTGCCAGTAATTCACGGCAATGTTGTTGAAAATAATATGAACTATAGTGATACCTTTAAAATTAAAGGTATGATAAATACTGCTTTTAAATTTTTAGGAACTATGCCTGAAGATGCTTGGGCTAGACATCCGCTTTATGTTCAATCATTCCGTGAAGAGGTAAAGCGCCGTCTTGACCTTATGGAAGGTTTAGGCAAACGTAGAGTATCTAAAGAAGAACAGGAAGAAATATACTTTGCAGCACAAAAATATGCTGCTAAGCAAGTTAAAAATATTCTTTACAACATAGAGCGTCGCACTAACTTAGCCGCTGCTTTAAAATATATTAGCCCATTCTTTTCTGCACAAGAAAATGCCTATAAAACTTGGGGTAAATTAGCAGCATCTCATCCAGCTTTAGTTAATCGTGGTAACTTAATTTGGAACGCACCGAACCGTGAAGGTTTAGTAACTGATGAAAATGGTGATGTAGTTCCAGAAGGCAAGACAACTGGTAACGATACTATTTGGGTACAAATACCAAAAGGTTTAACAAAGATTCCTTATGTTGGTGGTGGACTTGAATCACTAAACCAAATGGGTATTCCAAAACAATCTTTGGATATTATATTCCAAGGCGGAATGGATGTTCTTTACAATCAAGGTAAAGGAAAAGTATTCTCTGATGTATTTCCAATTGGTCCATATGTTGCAATGCCAATTAATAATATTGCAAAGGATCGCCCTGATTTAGAAGAGTCACTTAAGTGGGCTTTGCCATACGGCACAACTCGTAGCGATTTTGCAGCGTTAGAACCTGCTTGGTATAAGCGATACAAGACTCAATCCGAAGAAATGGATAATGCTGAGTATGGTCGCACTTGGCAAATGATTTGGAATACAGAACAAACTAACGCTAAAAAAGATGGCAGACCACCTGTGCCTGCTGAAACTATTGATCGTATGACCAAAGATTATTACAAGATGCGTTTGGTTGCTAACTTAGTATTACCATTTGCTCCTAAGTTTAATAGTCCTTATAGATTCTTTATGGACAAATATCGTCAATATCGCCGTGAAGGAAATACAGTTGACGAAAATGGACTTAAGTTAACACCTGACCAAAGATTCTTTAGAGAGTTCCCAGAGTTTTTCCAATTTGCTCAAAGCCTGTCTGAGAATAAAACTGGAGTTAACTCATCAGTTGCGGCATATAAGAATATCCAAGATAACAAGTCATTAGTTGGAAAGTTAAATGGAATTAATCCATCTATGATTGGATTAGTAGTTAATGATCCAGCAGGGTATGAGTTCTCTCAAACTGCTTACAACTGGCTATACAACGAGAAGGTAGCACCAGGAAGCAAAGAGACGTTCCTAGGAACTAAAGATCCAGTTCTAGCTCAACAACAAAATGAAGCCAAAAAAGGTTGGATTGAGTATAGAAATAATATGGATATATTAGACACTGAACTTAAAAAACGTGGTCTTACTTCATATCAACAAAATGATGCTGAAGATTTAAACTTCTTAAAGTCAGTTACTATTGATAAACTTTCTAAAAATCCAGATGGTTCACCATCTTCTTGGTATCTTGACTATAAAGACACAGATGGTTCTAAAACTATCAAAGCAGTTGAAGGTCTTAAATTAGTCCTTAATGATAAAAAGTTTATGGATAAAAACGCAGATAATCCTATGTGGAAATCAGCGGCTTTATACCTAGATTTAAGAAATAAGATTGCAGAAGAGTTATCTAATCGTGATGTTAAAAGCATTGACGCTAAAGCAAATGCAGATCTTAGATTTATTTACGACACAATTGTAAAAAGAATGACAGATGAAAGCCAAGGCTTTAAAGATCTATACGATAGATACTTGTCTCAAGACCTTATTTACGATAAGTACTTAACACCAAAGGCGGTTAAATAGTGGCAGATACAACCAAAGATAAAGAAACGACGGTAGAGCAACGTCGCTTAGCTCGTAATCCTGTTACTAATAAAGTTGTTTCAAGTGGTATAGAAGGCCTTTTAAGTAATTTAACTCCTGAGCAACAGGCAATGCTTGCTGAATTAAAAGGTGCAGGATCTGCTGCCAAAAAATCAGGCACTTATACAACGGTAAATGAATCTTCAGTTATACCTACCGATACGGCAATTACGGAAAGTATAAATAAATTATTCCGTCAATATTATGGTAGAGACGCTAGACAAGATGAATTAACCCCTTATCTTGCTGAGGCTAAGTCTCTTTATGTAGATCCTAAGACTGGTAAAACAAAATCATATGTAACTGAAACTTGGAAAGATGGAAACCAAGTAAGTGTTAAAACCCTTACCGCTCAAAAAGAAGACCCATATCAAATAATTGAAAACAGCATTAAGAAAAATATTGCCGAAGGCAAAGTTGCTGTTAATAAACAAAATGTGCCAGAAGGTCCTGCTGGTAAGTACTTCCAAAACATTAAAACTATCGCTGCAAGAAATGGTATTAACCTTTCAGATGCGGCTGCGGCTGATTATGCTAACAAGATTAATGCTGAGCAATTAGATGAAAATACTGTGTATAACACAGTTCGGGAATCAGCAGCAAGTGCTTTCCCACAATTTGCTGACAAGATTAAATCTGGCGTAGATCTAAAAACTCTTGCCGATCCTTATATTCAATCAATGAGTAATATCCTAGAAGTACCAGATACTGCAATTGATCTCTTTGATCCAACTGTACGTTCTGCTTTATCTTACACAAACAAGGATGGCACAGTGGGAACTAAATCTTTATACGATTTTGAGACCCAGTTAAAGAATGACCCAAGATGGGCATATACTAAAAATGCTCGTCAAGCACTAGACAATGTAGGACTACAAGTTCTACGTAACTTTGGATTGGCGAGTTAATGGCACAAACAGCAAATCAGAGAGAAGATAGAGTATCTACTACTCCTGCAAAACCAGCAGTTACTCCTAAGTCAACTACTGCAACTCCTGCTACAAAAGCAGCAGTTGATGCAAGTATTGCTGCAACTAATGCAAAGATTAATGCTGCTACGGTTCCAGTCAAAACTTATTTAGAATCACAAGGTATTAATGTAAATCCCAATACTGGGTTTTATGAAGAGCCAAAAAAATCAACTGGTGGTACTGGTGAAGCAATTGCTCCTACTGGTGGTGGGGTAACTCCTACTGTGGTTTCTACATACACAGATGCTCAAGGTAATCGCATCGCTGTTATGTCAGATGGAACTACCCGCAATCTTGGTTCAACAGTTAATGAATCAGCTCAGGTTAATGCAATTACAAACCTTACAAAATTATTTACATCATATGGATTGGGTTCAGAAATTGCCACAGCAATTGCTGATCTTGTTAAAAAAGGATACGATGGCGACACAATCTCTTTAATTGCTCAAGATCCTAAGAGTACAGACCCTTTATCAGTTGCTTACCAAAAGCGTTTTGCTGGTAATGCTGGCCGTATCAAAGCAGGTCTCGCCCCATATGACCCATCAACTTACTTAAATGTTGAAAGAGCCTTTGCTGAAGCGGTAAAAGCAGCAGGATTGCCTAGCGGTTTTTATGATAACCAAAGCGATTGGGCTGATTGGATTGGCAAGGGTGTATCACCTGCCGAAGCAACACGACGTGTTAACTTGGCCTCAGATGTTTTAGTAAACAAAGATCCTTCATACTTAGATCAAATGCAAAATCTTTACGGCTTAGATAAGAGCCACGCTCTTGCCTACCTATTAGATTCAGATAAGGCTTTGCCTTTAATTGAAAAGCAGGTTAATGCTGTTAAGTTTGCCGCCGCTGCTGAGCGAGCAGGTATGGGAGTTAACAAAACACTTGCTGAACAATATGCTGATCTTGGTATAACTGAATCTCAAGCAACTAAGGGATTCCAAACAATTGCAGAGCAACAAGCTGAGCGTCAAAGACTTGCTGCATTACAAGGCTTAGATGTTGCAAAGGTTGGTGAGCAATTGATCTCATCAGAATTTGGTGGACCTAATGCCGCCTTTGCAAAGAGTTCGTTAGAGCAAGCAACCAGAGGTGAAACAGCAGCCTTCAGCGGATCTGCTGGTGCAGGCAAAGGTAGCCTCGGCGTAGAGGAAACAGGAATCCTCTAACAATAGATTCCGTATGGATCGGCCAGTATCCATATGCGTATTAAGAATCTGGTAGTAGAAGCCAACCCCTATTCCCCTGTAGGACGTTGTGGTCTGCGACAAACAAACACGAAAGGGAGTGCCAAATGGCAAACCAATATGATGATGAAGACGATGACCTGGATACAACCCAAGAGGTTGATAATGGTCCTGCAAATCTCCGCAAAGCGTTAAAGCGAGCAGAGAAAGAAAAGAAAGAACTTGCTGAGCAATTGGCAAATATTCAGGCTGATCTACGCAGTCGTTCAGTCAAAGAAGTATTGGCCTCAAAAGGAGTACCTGACAAGATCGCTAAGTTTATTCCTAGCGATGTCACTGCTCCAGAGCAGATTGATGCTTGGTTAAACGAACACAGTGATGTGTTTGGTTTTTCTAAGCCACAGGATGCTCCTGCCGATGAAGCGAAACAAGAAACTAAAGCAAACTATCAACGTATCAATGCTGCAACGCAAAATGCAAATACTCCTGTAAGGGATGCTGATTTGCTTGCAAAGGTATCTGGTACAGCTTCTAAAGAAGAATTAGATATGTTGGTCTTTGGTCAAACTATGAACCGACGTCGGTAGCAACTAACCCATCCAAGCACAACTACACCCCAAGAAAGAGGTGAACAAATGGCCAACGCATATACCGATACCAGTGGCGGGTCCCTAGGTACTTCCCTAGTACAGACCGCTTATGATCGTTATGTTGAGTTCGCACTTCGTGCTGTTCCTCTTATCCGTGATGTCGCAGATAAGCGCCCAGTACAACAGGCAATGCCAGGATCTTCTGTAGCTTTCCAAATCTACACAGATCTATCACAAGCAACAACCCCACTTACAGAAACAACTGATCCAGATGCAGTAGCACTTGGAAACACAACAACAGTTTCTGTAACACTTAATGAATACGGTAACGCTTCTCTTGCAACTCGCAAGTTAGAATTGTTCTCATTGTCTGACGTTGATCCAGCAATTGCTGACATCATCGCTTTCAATATGGCTGACTCTCTAGACTCAGTTGCATTACGTCAATTGAACTTCGGTTCAAACGTAATTGCAGAAACTGGCGCAACAGGTTCAGCAATCAGCACATACGCTGGTTCATACACAAACGGAACTACACAAACCTCTATCGGTTCAGGTTCTGTTATTAAGTCTCGTGATATCCGTTTAGCAGTAGCGAAACTACGTGCTAACAAGGTAGTTCCTCGCCAAGGCGAGTACTACTGGTGTGGTATCCACCCAGAAGTTTCACACGATCTTCGTGCTGAGACTGGCTCAGGCGGATGGCGTGACGATCATAAGTACTCAGAGACTGGTTCAGCAGAGTTCTGGCCAGGAACTATCGGTACTTACGAAGGCGCAATGTTCGTAGAGTCACCACGTCTATTCAACACAACTGACGGTTCAGGCTCAACAGGTACCACAGGTACTTGGGGTGCTGCAAACTACGTTTACTCAACAGGTGGCGTACGTGTATTCCGTACACTAGTTGCTGGTAAGCAAGCACTTGCTGAAGCAGTTGCTGAAGAACCACACGTAATCTTCGGTCCAATCGTTGACAAGTTAATGCGTTTCCGTCCAATCGGATGGTACGGCGTACTTGGCTTCGCTCGTTACCGTGAGGCTGCATTGGTTCGTATAGAATCTTCTTCTTCTATAAACGCTTCCTGATCCTAGGTAAGTAACCGAAAGGCCCCGCTTTAGGGCGGGGTCTTTCACTAACGAAAGGTAAATTGTGGCGTATCTATTAAGAACTCCAACGGTTAATGAAGGACCTGCTGGTTTTGGTAAATTGTTCTATCGCTACAAAATTGCAAGAAACGACAGCCTTCTAGTTAATGGAACTGCGGTAACACGACTACGCACACCATCAGTTGAAGAAACACAGACAGCAACATACGCCTATGTAGGCGGACACGAATATTATTTAACACAAGTAGAGTATGACATTTTAGTTAACGCTGGTTACGGCGCTTACATAACAACCGTCTAGGAGTAATATGCCAAATCCAGGTAGATACAATATAACCGTTTACAAAGGCACAACATTTACCCTATCTCCAGTATGGAAAATTGGTGGGTATGTTGTTAACCTAACTGGTTATAGCGCAAAGATGCAGGTTAGAGCAGCAACTGACGCCTCAGTCTTAGTTGAATTATCTACTGCCAATGGCAAAATTGTAATTGATGCAGGCTTAGGTAAGTTGACCCTTACACTTACTGCAGCACAAACAGCAGCACTTACCTCTGGTAAGTATTTCTACGATCTAAATTTAACAGCGCCAGATGCTACAGTTACAAAAATTCTTGAAGGAGTATTTTTAGTTAACGATTCGGTAACTCAATAATGGCCATTACACCCGAGAGTATTGCAACAGTTGAGATCCCAATTGCAACCAATGTTTACGATATTGGTAGCCAACAATATTTAATCCTTGAAGTTGGACCACAAGGTCCACAAGGAGTAACAGGACCTCAAGGTCTTACTGGTGCTACTGGATCAAGCATTACTGGCGCTACTGGAGCTACAGGATCGCAAGGTATTCAGGGAGTAACAGGACCAACTGGATCTACTGGTGCAACTGGTAGTACTGGTGCAACTGGTTCAACTGGTGCAGCATCAAATGTAACTGGACCGACTGGTCCAACTGGACCTACAGGATCTACAGGATCAACAGGTGCGACTGGTGCTAATTCAACTGTAGCGGGTCCTACAGGCCCTACAGGGCCTACAGGAGCCACAGGAAGTAGTATTACAGGTGCTACAGGAGCAACTGGTTCACAAGGCGTTACAGGACCAACAGGACAGACAGGAGCAACAGGTGCCACTGGATCAACAGGTAGTACAGGCAGCCAAGGAGCGACTGGCTCAGTTGGCGCAACAGGATCTACTGGAAGCACAGGCTCTACAGGCGTCACAGGACCCACAGGTCCTACTGGATCTACAGGTGATACTGGAAGCACAGGGGCTACTGGACCCACTGGGTCAACTGGAGTAACTGGAGCCACAGGTTCGGCAGGCGCAAACGCAATTTACGACACAGATCAAGCTGTAATCTCAATGCAAGTATTCGGATAAGGATAGATAAATGGCTACATACACCAAAGTACTTCTCTCAGGCTCAACACAGGGTCAGCCAATCACAGTAGTTCAGACAGCTTCTACTGGTACAACTATCCACGCCACAGGCACATCATCATCTATTATTGATGAGGTTTGGCTATACGCAAATAACACATCAACCTCACCAGTATTACTCACAGTTCAATTTGGTGGAACTGGTTCAGTACAACACGCTAAGCCAATTACCCTTGCTCCACAATCAGGAGATGTTCTAATTGTTGCTGGATTACCTTTGACTGGTACAGGTTCAGCAGCCACAACAACTTACGCTTTTGCAGCAACTGCTTCAGTAATTACAATTTCAGGATATATCAATAGGATTTCCTAGTGGCTAATCCAAGTCGCAGAGGACAGGTCACTGGCCCAGTAAGAAATCAAATGCGTGGCGATGCAGAAACACCTTTTACCAATACGCACTTTATTTTACCTTATGGATTGCGTTTACAACAGACTATCAACGCTGGTACAACTTCTGTAACTATCCCAGCAGGTATTACTTTTGTTTATGCAATCGCAGTTGGCGGTGGCGGTGGCGGTGTTGTTGCTGGTTCAGGTGGAGCAGGTGGCGTTGCTTGGGGTTGGACTATTGCAACATCTTCTTGTGTAGTTGGTGCAGGTGGTAACAATGCTCAAGGTGGCTATACACGATACGGCAATGTGATTGCTGGTGGCGGTGGTGTCGGAAATCAAGCAGGAATAATTGGCGGTGCTGGTGGCGGCGGTAGCACTGGTGTAGCAGGTGCTGGTTCAACAAATTATTGGGGAATTCCTGGCGGTGCTGGTTTAGCAGGCAGTGTTGGAACTAAAGGTATTTCAGGCGGCGGTGCTGGTGGCGGCGGTGGAACAAGCACAAATGCTACAGCAGGTGCGGGTGGAGATGGTATTTCAGGCGGCGGTGGCGGTAGATGTGAAACAACTGGAAGCGGAACAAATACTGGCGGTAATGGTGGCAACGGTTTAGTAGGCGGTGGCGGTGGAAATGCAACTGTATCAACAGGCACTCGTATTGGTGGCACAGGCGGCAACGGAATAAACATTCTTACTGGCGCAGTAACTACTGGCGGTACAGGTTCAACTGGTACAGGAACAAATGGCGGAGGTGGTGGCGGAGCAGGTATTGCAGGTAATGGAACTGCTGCATCAGGTTTGAATGGTGGTGCAGGTGGACTTGGTGGCGGTGGCGGCGGTCAAGGAGCAACTGCAAGCAATCAAACAGGTGGCGCAGGAATACTTTACCTTTTTTACTAGGAGACAATTATGAGTAACCCAAACCGCAAAGGTCAAGCAGGTAATCCAGTATCTACTGGTATGCAGGCTTCTACTGTAACTCCATTTGCAAACACTCATTTCATTCTTCCTTACGGATTGCGCTTACAACAAAAAGTTGGAATGTCAACAATTACAAATGTAAGCGGTAACGGAACAACTATTACCTATACTGCTGCGAATACTTACTCTGCTGGCGATACTGTTTCAATTTATGATGTAAACCCAACTGCCTACAATTTGCAAAATGCAACTATTGCAACTGCTTCATCAACTCAATTTACTATTACAAATGCTGCAACTGGAACTTATGTTTCAGGTGGTACTGCTCAAAAAACTGGCGCAATTACTGTAACAATTCCTACTGGAATTACATTTGTTTATGCCATTGCAGTTGGTAGCGGTGGTTCTGGCTCATCAGCAGGCGGAGGCGGAGCAGGTGGCGTTGCTTGGGGGTGGACTCTTGCTTCAACTTCTTGTGTAGTTGGTGCAGCTAGTAACAATAGTACTGGTAATTACACCCGTTACGGAAACATCATTGCAGGTGGTGGCGGTGGCGGTGTTTTTGGATTTTTAGGTGGCGGCAGTGCTGGTGGTCAACCAGGTTCAACAAATTATTG